GGTCGTCGGTCGGAACCCGCGTCGCGCCTTGGCTCCAGTCCGTGCCCATGCCTTCGCCAGCAAGCCGCAGCATCGTGGCCAGGGCGTCAAAATCGATGACTTCCAGGGCTTGGATGACGGGTTGATGAAAGAGGCACAAACCATAGCGGCCCGGTTGATCAGTCATAAGGGCGGCTATGTGCGCCATCTTCTGGCCGGCGATGATGTAATCGTCCTGCGTGTATTCCATGGTTACTCTCCGTGTTGAGCATTGAAAGACCGCTCAGGAAGGGCGGGGCGTACCCCGCCAAACCTGAACCTTTCGCGCTCAACCCTTGTGGTGGTGCCATGTGACTCCATTGTCGTGAGAGTGATGCCCATGGGCGACGGCTTGCTTGTCGACCGCACGACCGGACAGCATCTCCGCGCGTTGGATTGCTGCTTTGGCCAGGGCGGAACCGGTCGCCATGACCCGGCGGTAAAGACACGCGTCGGTCACTCCATCGCGCTCTTTCTCGTCCAAGCCGACAAAGGCGATGCCTCCCGTCGGTCCGACTTTGGCGCTAACGCGTCCCGTGGCCAGCGCGCGAACCGCGCGCTCAACCACAGTCCGGACTTCTTCGGCGCGTTGCTTGATGGTCTGGCCGGTTTTCAGTTTGGTGTCGCAGGGCATTGGATTTTCTCCTTACATTTCAAAAGCGAATTGAGGCACGGCGGCTGCTGCCCGCACGATCGGTGCCGGGTCCGGGTCCAGGTCAACCGCGCGGCCAGCGGTTACGGTAGGGGCGGAAACCTCCTGTTCCGGGTCCAGGTCCAGGAACGCGGTGCGGCTCGCGCGGATGGTCCGGAGTGTCGCGGCGTCAATCTCAATCGCCGCGGTTTCGCCTGCTTTGCTGATGCGACGTGCGGCACTGCGGGCAACCTCGATTGCCTGTTGCACCTGGCCTTGCGCGTAGGGTGACAGCATCGCGCCTAGTGCCCTGGCCTTGTCCGCCGCGTCCCTTACCGCCTTGGCGTCCAGTCGCTGCAAGCCCGTTTCCATCGCGCTCAACAAGCTACGCATCTCGCTATTGATCGATAGCAGGGCCTCCGCATCGTCCGCGGCAATCTCACCTAGGATCACGTTCACATGGATCTGGGTGCAGGTCGCGCGGGCGTTGAACGCGTTGGCCAGTTCGCGAGCCTCTTTGATGCTGGTAAGTAACGCATCGCGCCGCTCGCGAGGGCACAGCAGGCCAAATGACGATGACGCGCAATGGGCGATGACCAGGGAGCGCGCGCGCCCCCTCACCTGGATAGCCTCTTCATGTTCCTGCGGGTTTGCGATGGTGCGTTCGGTCTCCCACCTTGCGCGCCGCTCCCCGGTGCTCTCGATATGGTCCGGTTCAATGTCCCGCGTGGTGTAGCTGACATTACCCGATAGGCTGGTCTTTAGACTTACCAGCAAGCCGGGCCTGAGTGTCGATACTTGCATAACTAGCCTCCCTGTTTGTCCACTGGACACGCAAGCAGGGGATCATGTCCCCTGCTGTCGCGACCGTTGGTTACAGGTCCACGGAACGGATGCTTGACCGTTGCGCGGCGGTCTCCTGCTTGGTGGCAAGTCGTGCACGTCCCGCGCCCCATGCGCGGAGTGCTTCGATTTTGGCTGCACTGGTTTTGGACAGTGGCACTACGACCGATGCGGCTAGGATCAGATCTGGCGTGCGGATATCCCGCGCACCATCGGCGAATGCCGCATACAGGGCATCAGGCACCAGGGCGGCAAGCTCCGCGCCGGTAAACCCGTCGGTGCAGTCAGCCACGCCGGCTAGATCAATCGGCGATGCCTGCCGGCCATGTGAGCGGAGTGCCGCGGCAAGTACACCCTGTCGCTCTTCACGCGTCGGCAAGTCGACAAACCAGACCTCGTCAAATCTGCCCTTGCGCAGCAACTCAGGCGGTAGCGATGACACGTCATTGGCGGTCGCAACGACAAACGCTTCGCCCGCCCGTTCCTGCATCCAGGACAAGACAGTACCAAGAGCGTCGGACGATACCCCACCATCCGCCGCGCCCTGGGTCGCACCGGCAAGCGCCTTTTCGACTTCGTCCAGCCACACCACGCAACGACCGATCGCGCCCACAACCGCGAGTGCTTTGCGCAAGTTGCCTTCCGACTCACCGACGAATTTGGACTTGAGTGCACCCAGGTCGAGACGTAGCAGGGGAACCTGCCACGCGGTGGCGATGGCCTTCGCGGTCAACGATTTTCCGCATCCCGGAACCCCAACGAGCATGGCGCCTTTGGGCGATGGCAGGCCAAATGCCCTTGCTTCGGGCGTGTAGGCTGATCGGCGCGCAACCAACCATGCCTTGAGATTTTCCAGACCACCCACCGCGTCAAGACCACCTGGCAGGGGATCAAACCACTCCAAGACCCGCTCGCGAGAGATCACGCGGCGCTTTTCCTGACTGACACTACGCGCGTCTATACAGCGTGTTTGCACCAAAGACTTGGCGTAGCAGGCCGCCGCCTCTTCACCTGCAAGCCCAAGCGCGGCGTCAATCGCCGCATCGCGTCCACCTGGAAGCGCGGTGTCGCGTATCTCATCCGGGAGGCTCGCGATGGTGGAGTCCAGGATAGAGGCAATTTCCGCCAGGTCGGGCATTGGCCAATCGATCACCGTCGCATGGCCGGACAGTTCGGGCGGAACGTCAGCCGTTGGTGACAGGACGATGATCGCCTGCGCACCGTCCCGCGGCAGTGTCGGGAGTTTCCGCGCTAGGTTGCGCATCTGACGGCAAGTCGTGATGCCGATCGGACCCGACAACCAAGGCGAAAGATCACGCATGATCCATACGCCACGCTCGCGGCCCGCGCCGCGACCGTCGATATAACGCAGCATCGCGCCGGGATCAGGGTCGCCAAGATCCATCGTGCGACCGCTGATGTCCGTCACACCCTGCGCAACGTCCCACAGTCGCGGAACGTAGCCAGCGGCGCCGGCGGCCTCGATCAAGTAACCCTCAACGCGCGCTTCCTCGCGGGTGACAATCCAGAGCAACGGGTTACGAGCCCGAAGCAACGCGGAAACGTCCCCCGCGCCCACCTGACTTAACGTCGACATCCTCCAAACCTCCAACGGGTTGTTACCAGTAGCCACAAGAGGATGTGGTCATTATGTCCACCTGCGACAAGACATTATGACTAGTCTGTGATATCACGCTTCCGTCATGAGTTTGGGTGTGCTATCGGGCGGCATGGGATTGCGAACAATCAGAACACCCGAGAATCGCGCCAATTTCCTGGAAGCCGTGCGGAACACCGGCAACGTGGTGCAGGCGTGCAATTCGTTGGGCTTGGCGCGTACCGCGGTCTATGCGTGGCGTGATGCCGACCCGTCATTTGCTGACGACTGGGAAGCCGCTCTAGCGTTGGGAATGGAGGCGCTCGAAGATGAGGCAAGGCGCCGTGCCTTCGCTGGGTCCGATCTCCTGATGATCTTCATGCTGAAAGGTCATAAGCCCGACAAGTACCGCGACCGGTCGACGGTTGATCTGAACCAAACTGTCACGCATGACCTAAGACGCGTCCCCATGGACGAACTGCGCAAAAGGCTGGCTCAACTGCGAGCGGAACAAGGCGCCGGTCCGCAACTGACAATCGAGGGCAGCCTAGATGGCAACGTCGTCCCGATCAGGCCCACCGACACCGAAACGGACTAAGCCGTTGATATCGCACGGTTTCCGATCGGGCGTTGCGCGTCGTTCGGCGGATTACGTTGCACTATACGGCAACGACCGCGTAACGCATTGATATGCCTGCATACCTGACTTAACATAATGTCCATTATGCGGTGCTCACGAATGATACGCGTCGCACGCCACGCGACCCGCGCCCCTACCGTATGAGTTGGGCAACGGGGGGGGGTTGTTTCATGGGTGGGTGCCCAGGCCACACGAGACGCCAGGACCAGCAGGCCCCATCGCGACCCCCCCGGCCCCTTCGTGGGTGGCGCCGGATTTTCACTCTTCAGCCCCCTCGCCCCCACAAAAAATGTCAGAAAA